GTTGAAGGTAGTGCTGCTGCCGCTAAAGTTTTATTTTTAGTACGACCTAATGGTACAACAAGAATTAAAACTTTATCTGAAAGTCCTAATGGTGCTATAAGAGAAGGTGATGCAAATGATGTAACAACTTTGCAAATGAATAAATCTGCCGATTTTACAATTACATTCCAAACAATTAAAACTATTGAGGATAGATTAACATATTCTTTTATGTTAATGAATAGTGTACAAAGACAAGCAGATAGAGTTACAGCTACGGAAATAAGATTGTTAGCTGACGCATTGAATGATAGTGTATCTGGTTTGTATTCTTTATTATCACAAGAATTACAATTACCTTTAATTTCTCGTTTAATGTACCAAATGGAAAAAAGTAAAAGATTACCAACGTTACCTAAAGATAGTATTAAAGTAAAAATAGTAACTGGTCTAGAAGCACTAGGTCGTTCTTCTGATTTACAAAGATTAAATGCTTTTATTCAACAATTAACACCGTTTGCACAACAATTATTTAAGTTTGTTAATTTTGATGAATATGTTAAAAGAGTAGGTACTTCATTGGGTATTGATATGGAAGGATTAATTAAATCTCCAGAACAAATACAAATGGAAGAACAAGCTGCACAACAAGATGCTTTAGTGCAACAAGCTACACCAGAGGTAGTTAGAGAAGGTGCTGGTATAGTTAGAGATAGTTTTAAAGCTAGGGAGCAACAACAACAACTAGAACAACAACAACAACAAGGACAATAATATATGGGCGAAACAACAACAGTAAATATTACATCAACACCTAGCGTAGAAACACAAGAGTATAGAGATAGTGTAATTCAAAAAATTGAAAAAGCTAATACTCCTCCTGTAGCTCCTTTACAACAACCAGTAGAAGAAATTAAAGAAGAAAAAATACTTGGTAAATTTAATTCACAACAAGATTTAATTAAATCTTATCAAGAATTAGAAAAAAAACTTTCTACACCTAAAGTAGAAAAACCAAATCCTCTACAAGCTAAGTTTGAACCACAGTCTCCAATTAGTTCTGCTTTTCAAATTGCTGAACAAGAATTTAATGAAACTGGTCAACTAAGTGATAATACTTTAACTTCACTAGAAAAATCTGGTCTTCCTAAACAATACGTAGAAAATTATATGAAAGGTTTAGAAGCACTTGCAGATCAATTTCAAGAAAAAGCTTATTCAATTACAAAAGGTGAAGAACAATATAAATTAATGACTGATTGGGTTTCTAACAATTTGTCAGAAGAAGAAGTTGATGCTTTTAATAGAGGAGTAGCAAGTGATGATAATACTGCTTTATTTACAATAAGAGGAATGTATGCTAGATATAATACAGAAAGCAGAGAACCTCAATTAAATTTAGGTCAATCATCATCTTCTTCTAATTCAACTGGGGAAAGATACGAAAGTGTTGCCCAACTAAAAGAAGATATGAAAAATCCTTTATATCAAAAAGATCCAGCTTTTAGACAAAAAGTTGAATTAAAATTATCAAGATCAAATATTTTATAGAAATTCTTTTGGGTTAATTAGTTAGACCCAAATGATGTAATGCTTAGATAAAGTCTTAACCGTCCCGAGGGACGATAATTTTGTTACCGAAATAAGCTGTTTTTAAACTAACTAAGCAACTTAACCTAAGGAAAATAAAATGTCAAATTTTAATCCTTCGTTTATAGGTCAGGCTGCTGGTGCTGGTTCTCAGGACGCCCTATTTCTCAAATTGTTTGCGGGTGAAACTCTGACTGCCTTCGAAACAGCAAATACTGCCCTAGATAGAACTATGGTTCGTACTATAGCTAATGGTAAAAGTGCAACGTTTCCGACATTCGGAAAAGCGACTGCTGCTTACCATACGGCGGGTACTGAACTAACTGGTTCGTCAATAGTAGGTAATGAAAGAATTATATCAATTCAAGATCTACTAGTATCTCACGTGTTTATTGCTTCTATTGAAGAAGCGAAATCATCTTGGGAAGTTAGAAGCATTTACTCAAAAGAAATGGGTATTGCTCTAGCTAATCAAATGGATAGACACATTTACCAAATGTTAGTCAAGAACTCAAGAGAAGCTGCTTTATCACCACAAAGTGCTGGACAGCAAGTTACTGACGCTGACTTCAATACAAACGGTGCTTCTGCTGCTGCTGCAATTTATGAAGCTGCAAGAAGACTAGATGAAGCAAACGTTCCTTCTGAAGATAGATATGCTGCGGTATCGCCACAAGCGTACTACAATATGGTATCTGACACTACTGCCGCTGTAATTAACAGAGACTTTGGTGGTTCTGGAAGTTATGCAGATGGTAAAGTTTTAAAGATTGCTGGTATTGAAATTGTTAAAACAAATCAATTACCTTCAACTAACATTACTACTGGCGTAGGTGTTGGTTCTATTGTTGGTTCTGGTGGTGGTTTAGGAGGAAACTTCTCTACTACTGTTGGCTGCGTATGGCACAAAAGTGCTGTAGGTACAGTCAAATTACTAGACCTATCAACAGAGCTTGAATACTCTGCAAGACATCAAGGTACACTACTTGTTGCTAAATATGCAGCAGGACACGGTGTTCTAAGACCAGAAGCGTCTTTAGAAATTAAAACTTCTTAATAACCTTGTAATGTACATTAAGATTGGGGGAGTGAAAGCTCCCCCTCTTAATTTAAAAATTAAATTTATTTATTTATGCCTTTAACAGCAACATCAAAACTAGAAGCAGTTAATACTATGCTGACTAGTATCGGAGAAATCCCAGTATCTAGTATAACGTCCTCTACTACTAATGATGTGTCAATCGCAATACAAATTTTAGATAACGTTTCTAGAGAAGTACAATCTCGTGGTTGGTTTTTTAATACAGATATTAATTATTCTCTAACACCTAATAATAGTAATGAAATTCCTTTACCAGCTAATACTCTTAGAGTTGAATTAGCTGAAGATTCTAGAGTATATAATTACGTAGAACGTAATAGAAAATTATACGATAGATTAAACAATACTTACACTATAACAAAAACAGTAAAAGTTAACATTGTATTCTTTTTAGATTTTGAAGAATTACCAGAAGTAGCAAGACATTATATAATGATTAGAGCTTCTAGAATTTTTCAAGATAGAATGTTAGTATCTGCTGAATTACACAAATTTCACGAATTTGATGAATTACAATCTTATATGAATTTAAAAGAATCAGAAGGAGATATTGGTCGTCACAATATTCTTACTGGTAATTATGACGTTTATAGAGTAGTAGATAGAGAAAATTATCAACCAAATAAATCTTCGATTATTAATGGCTAATGGGTTCAAAATTAATTTCTACAAGTATTCCAAATTTATTAAATGGGGTATCTCAACAACCAGATACAATAAGATTACCTAATCAAGCTGAAATACAAGAAAACGGTTTATCAGATGTTGTGTATGGTCTAGGTAAACGCCCACCAACATCTCATATAGCAAAATTAAATTCAGATACTTTTGAAGATAGTAAAATTCATTTTATAAATAGAGATTCTGTAGAAAGATATACAGTATTAGTTAACAATGGTTCTATAAAAGTTTATGATTTAACTGGAGTACAAAAAACAGTTGTTGCACCTTCGTTAACTTATTTAACAACTACTAATCCACAACAAGACATAAATTTAGTAACTGTTGCAGATTTTACGTTTATAGTTAATAAATCTATTACTGTAGCTAAATCAGGAACTACTACAGCCGCTAGACCAGATGAAGCACTTTTTTTTGTAAAAAATGGACAGTATTCAACAACTTATAAAATTGATATTAACGGTACTAACGTAGCTAGTTTTACAACGTTAGATAATAGTGCAGCAGCTAACGCTAGTAGTATTACTACTGATAATATAGCAACAGAACTATTTAATGATTTAAATGCTACTCTTGTAGGTTACACTATAGTTAGAGATGGTTCTATTATATATTTATCAAAAACAGTAGGAACTTTTACAGCATCAGTCTCCGATGGTCTTGGTGGTGATGGATTAATTTTAGTAAAAAATAAAATAAAATCTTTTAGTGATTTACCATATAAAGGTTATCCTGATTTTGAAGTAGAAATAGTTGGAGACCAAGGAACACAATTTGATAATTACTACGTAAAATGGGACGGTACTGCTTTTGTTGAAACTGTTAAATCTGGTATAGACAATAATTTTAATACAGCAACGTTACCACATTTATTAATACGGACATCTGACGGTAATTTTAGATTTACAAAAGCTGACGGTTCTAGTTATACAATAGGTGCAACTTCTTTTACAACACCAATTTATAATGGAAGAACTTGTGGTGATGCAGTAACAGCAAGTGATCCTACATTTGTTGGTAAAAAAATACAAGATATATTTTTCTATAGAAATAGATTAGGTTTTTTAGCTTCTGAAAATGTAATATTTTCTAAAGTAAGTGAATTTTTTACTT